AGCCGTAGCCGTAGCCGTAGCCGTCGCCGTCGCCGTAGCCGGTGCCGTCGCCGTCGCCGTAGCCGTAGCCGTAGCCGTAGCCGTAGCCGTAGCCGTAGCCGTAGCCGTAGCCGTAGCCGTCGCCGTCGCCGGATAGGATTGCCCCGCGCAAGACTGTCAGCTTTTCCATGGTGAGGCTTCCCATGCCTTGGCTGCATCGTCAGACACGGCGACAACGCTGGTGATATTGCGCAACTGGATATTGGCGGGCGGGCCGACGCGGCAGTTTGCATTCGGACCTTTGGTCGCAAGGCCGACAAAGCCCTTCACATCAGCGGACCAATAAAGGCAGTTGCGTCCGGCCCTGAGCGTAATCGTCTCGCCGTCAATGTCGCTGGTATATCCGAAGAACACGCCGCGATGGGCGGTAGTGACCAGAACGGCTATCTCTGGTCCGGACTCTTTGACTGGTGTCTGCGGAGACGCCAGAACACCGGAAAAAAGCGCTGCAATCTCGCGCGCCTCACCGATTGTCAGTTTTTCGATGTTGGTCACTTTGGTTTGCTTTTTCATTTCAAAACCTCGTTATGGGAACCCTCCCGACTGCGGGCATGGATACAGCCGGGAGGGGTAGCCAGCGTCATTGCTGGCATTCGGGGCCGCTTATGCGGCTTGTCTTTCAAAGCTGGCGAGTTTCTGTTTCTGCGCTTCCGCAATGCGCTCCAGGTCATCCTCTGACATACCGGCCATGGCGTCTAAGACCTTTCCCGACGCCATCCATTCACCCAATTCAATGGCATCCGAGGCTCGGCCAATCATGGTGAGAACGCGGTCAACTGCGGGCGCTGCGGGCGCTGCGGGCGCTGCGGGCTTGGCTGGCGTGTTCGCTACTTCGCGCTGTTCCTTATCGTAAAGCGCAAGACCGAACGGGTTGCCGAACGTCATCAGGGCGCGTTTCATCGCGTCCGTTTCGGCTTCTTTCAGCGCGCTTTCATGGGCAGAGCCTAGATCGCGATCAATGCCAGAACCGTAGCCCGTTCCGTCGCGAACCACTGCGCCGCCCTCGACCGCAACTGTTATGCGGACTGTCGCCATATAGGCGACACGCCATTTCCCATCGACTTCGCGCGGTTCGCCAAGCTGGCGAATGTCTCTCAATTCGCGCGCCCATTCTGCAAAGCCAAAAATCCGGTTTGCTTCTGCGATGGCGTGCCAGCCTTCGATATAGGAAAGCTGACGGCCCGCTTGCGCACGTTGCTTGACGTGGCTGCGATCAAGTGGTGCTTTCAAAAGCGCGATTTGATCCGGTGCAAATTTCATGTGATCCTCACAATTGGCTGGCCTCGCACAAGCGACGCGCCGGGCATCTTTTCTCCGGCTTCCAATGCTGCTTTGATGGCGGCATTATCCGGCGTGATCTTGGCCCGCGTGTAGCCTTGCGGCGGGTTGAAATCGGGATCGAGATGAAGCGACAACCGCCCGTCTTGGATCGATATCGAGCCTTCCGGCACCTTGAACCTGGGCAAGCCCGCTGCTTCCAAAACAGCCCGGATCATCCGGTCTGCGGCCTCTTCCTCCCGCTCGGCAATAGCTATGCGGCGGTCGTAATAGGAGCCAGCCTCTTGCTTTGCTACTGCCGCACCAATCTGGTTATGCCGGGCGCGAAGGCGCGCTCTGGCAAGGAGGGAAAGCACTTCGTCAATCGTCGTACTGCCTTCAAGCATATCCGCACGGAATGTTTCGTCCGCGTCGTCATCCGCCATCTGTTCCCGGACGGCGGCTATCATGCCTTTCAAGGTCGCAAGGGTCTGCGGGCTGATCATCCGAACCTCGCTACGCCCACAGACGCCATCATCAATAGAAGAGCGATAATGGCGCACACCATATCGCGCGTTGTGCTGCGCCCATCGTTAAAAGACAAAACAAATCCGAATGTAAGAGCTATCATGGAAGCCTCGGAGCATCTGACGTTGCGGCGAGCCGGATATGCCAGCGGGCGGTGTCTTTCATGCGGGCCGCTTCCGCCAAATCGACGTTCGCGTACCTCGGATATTCAATGGCGCTGGCCTTGTAGTTAGCCGCCAGCTTTCGGAACGTGCCAGCGGCGTTCAACGCAGCAAAGGCAACCTTGACGCTGTGAAACCTCATGACGCCACCGCCTTGCTATCGACAAACAATCCGGGAGGGTTGCTTTCGATAATGTCGGCGATTTCAGAGAAGGAAGTGCCGCCGTCGTTTATCAAAGCAAGGCAACCCCCATCAAAATCTCCAAGCCTATCAGAAAGCCCGGCCTTGCTACAAACGGGAGGACCAACGCCTTCCACTTCAAACCCCGGTTCCATCCCCGTGACGACATGATGAAGAACGCCAAGGCAGCACATTGAGCCATCGCGGTTGCGCAAATACGTTTTCCCCTGCCTGTATTTTCCGCTCCGCAGCGCGGCGATCCATTCCCGGCGAATGTCTGCGGGCGTTCTTGTGTCGGTCATGACATGCTCCTACGGTTTGCGGCATATGCTCTGATCCCGTCGAGATACCGGGCGAAGGCGCTGGCTCGGTAGCCGGACTGGATTAGCGCAGTCGTCGCGTCGGCATTCGTGTTGAGCGGCCATGGGCTATCGGCAATGGTAATCGCCGCGCTTCGCCATTCGGCAGGAAGCCGGGTTGCCTGATCAAGCGCAAAGCTGTCCGGCCCGTGCAGATAGTTGTAAAGCTGGCGCGTTGCCCGATGCTTGTTAATCTCAAGAGCGCGGTGAGCTATGGTGGAGGCCATCAGGAAACCTCCACCAACTTGAGGCCCTTGGCGCGATACCAGGTATCCGTCTTTTCAATCTTGCCTGTAGCGAAACCAATGCATTCGCCCGCGTCGTTGTATTCAGCTATGGCAACATGCGTGCCGACTGCGCCCTTGACGTGTGTATCTTTGCCAGCGCTGGCGATGACGGAATTTTTGCCGCTGGCCTCAATCTGCGTCCAGTCGCCCGATGCGCCGATCTGCGTCCAGTCGCCCGATGCGCCGATCTGCGTCCTGTCGCCCGATGCGCCGATCTTCGTCCCGTAGCCCGATGCGCCGATCTTCGTCCCGTAGCCCGATGCGCCGATCTTCGTCCTGTCGCCCGATGCGCCGATCTGCGTCCTGTCGCCCGATGCGCCGATCTTCGTCCTGTCGCCCGATGCGCCGATCTGCGTCCTGTCGCCCGATGCGCCGATCTTCGTCCAGTCGCCCGATGCGCCGATCTTCGTCCAGTCGCCCGATGCGCCGATCTTCGTCCCGTAGCCCGATGCGCCGATCTTCGTCCTGTCGTTTTTGCCTTTTGTCGCAGCAATAACGGCGGCTACGGCCCGGCGAATAAAATCGGGCAGGGTGATTTTTGCTTTGATGGCAATTGACGCTGCGGCTATCTTCGTCCCGCCTTCTGAGCGCTGCTGTTGCGTCTTGCCAGAAAGCTCAACATCAGCGTAGCGAGACGGTGACCCGTTATCATCAATGATCGGATAGAAGTCCCAAACGTGGAACGGGTCAGCGGGATCAACCGCGTGGAACCCACGTTCACAGACCTTGACCGAGCCGTCGATTGCGTAGGTTTTGCCAACCTGGAATTGAAAACCACGGCAGCTTAAATCCTTGTCAAAGGCCTTAATCGCGGGGATGGTGGCGGGAGCATCCGCCTGCTTTTTCGATGTGCGGGCCATTTACGCGGCTTCCTTCTGGCTGTTGCGGGATGCCTGTTCGGCGCGAAGCGCGGCGAGCTTGATGCGATTGTCGGACTTGGCCTGCCAGTCGCTCAGGAAGCGCTTGTCGCAATAGAGCGGGTCGTCATTGCGCTCGGCATCGAAGGTGGCGGAAAGAAGCTGGCCGTCGTTCAACTGCCTCGCCCAAGCGATGCAATTCGCGCGGTGAGCGTCATCCCGCGCCGCAACGGCGGCGGCGCAAGATGCATGCCATTCCGCAGCCCTGCGCGCCCTGGCCCGGTCTTCTGCGCCGTAAAGCCCGAAACGCTTGCGCAATGCTTCCGACTGCCATGCATCGCGTATGGCCGTCGTGAAAAGCTGCCGATAGGTCATCACTTCGGAACCGGCGCAATACCTGCCGCCAGAAAAGCGAAGGCATCCCCGCGCCGTCGTGTGAGCCCATTGAAACAATCCAGATTTGTCGGCGGCGGCAAGCATCGCGTCTCTCCTTGTGTGGAGAGATAGTGCTTCACAATCACCATTCCTGTCAACAGAAAAAGTGCTTGGTAGTCACTTTATTTTTTTGGCTGAAAATCGGGACGGGGGTGTTTTAAATCGGCCTAGCCCTGCCGGTAGGGACCAGGCCGTTCATCGTGCGACAGGAAATCAAAAACGCGGTCCCCCGCGTAGTTTGACTAGCCAGGGCCAGAGCATCCGCACGGCATTCTTCTAGCGTGCCTCGTGGCAGCGCTCTTAGCCAGTAGCGCCCGTCAGGCGCATTGAACCCAACTTCGGCGGCATGCTTCGCGGGCGGCATGGATAGCCAAAGGGAAAAAGAGAAGATGGCGATGAAAACCAGCGCCAAGCGGATTAATATCATGACGCCTTACTAAGCGTAAATTCGATAAATCGGGTGATTTGTTGGCGCTGGTCGGGCGTTGCCGATTTCAGAGCCTCGAAAACAAGTCGGGGTGGCGCTGGTTTCATCGGGTTTGTGTTAAGAATGTCAGCGGGCTCGCAACCATAGACCAAAGCCGCCCGCTCAAGAAAGTCCTGATTGTAGGGCAGGAGCCGCCTTTCAATCTTGCTCAACGTCGTTCGATCAATTTCAAGCCTGTCTGCGACCTCTTCTTGGCTTAGGTCGCGAAAATCCCGCCATTCCCGTAGGAATGTGGGGGATCGGCTATGCAAGGGCTTCTTTACAGGGGCCATTCGTTCATTGTGTCAAAATTTCAAAAAATTTGAACGGCATCGGGCGCACAAGTGCTTGACAATCACCGTGCGCCCGATGCACTATTCCTTCCATGGAACTCGCAAAGTACATGACTGCCCACGGGCTGACTGACAGCGCCTTCGCCGCGAAGATCGGCGTTGACCGATCCGTTGTCAGCAAATTGCGCGTCCGCACGCTGGGGGCATCGATTGAGACGGCGGTCAAGATCATTGATGCAACTGGCGGGGCCGTGACTGCCCATGATTTGGTCCCCGTCAATCGCAAGCCCGTTCCCTCACCGGAGAAAGCAGCATGACCGCCATGGGGCACAACCTTGGCCCTCACGCGCGGGACGCGCGTGAGACGGATATGAACCCGCAGACTGCCGGGCAACTAAAATCCCTCGTCGAAAGAATTGAGCGACTTCACGAAGAGAAGCGCGCGCTCGAAGAGGATATCAGGGAGATTTACGCTGAAGCTGGCGGCAGCGGCTTCGACAAGAAAATCATCCGCGAAGTTGTGAAACTTCGCCGCAAGGAAACCGCTGAGCGTGTCGAGTTCGACAGCTTGGTTGACCTCTATCTTTCCGCCGTCGGGAGCCGCGATTGATGGCCCCTGCATCTCACCTTCCCCCGTCGCATTTGCCTACCCCACACCCGCGACGGTCACTGGCGGGCGCTCCGGCGCTCGCCTCTTTCTCTTCGACGCGCGGCGGTTTCTCACTCCCGCCTCCCACTCTGGCCGGGGGAGTCGCGCGCCGAACCCGGCAACCATCTTCGCGCGACGGCGCGGCTGCAATGTCGGCATTGCCGACCGGGTATTCTTTCCCCGAGGGGTTGCTGCCGCATCCGGCAACCTCTAGCCGGGGAGAGGGTCGCGGTGAAGCCCCGGCACCTTCTTTGTTGTCATTCGCCGCCCTCAAGTCCGCCAAGACGCGGGCTGCGATTGATCCAATCCGTTCCATTCCTGTCTCCTTCCGACGCCAACAGCATCGAACAGGAGACAGCCAAGATGTCGGAAATCTCACCCAAGGACTCGGAAATGTCAGCCACGGCTAAAGCGGAAGCGCGCGGCCTGTTTGCCGTTTGCATCGAGTATTTTGCGCCTCGCCAGAGGCTCAAGACGGCCATTCCAGCCGTTGCGCATCGTGTCGGCATTACTTCGCCGCGCCGCGCCCGCGCAATCTACGCCGGGGAAGCCCGGCGCATCGAATCTTACGAACTGGACGGGCTTCGCGCGGCGGCTGCGAAGGCTGAGGCCCTGAGAACAGCCGCGCAACTGGACGGGGCGGCCCATGCGCTTTTGGCTATCGACGCTGATTTTCACAGGCCGGAAATTGATCGCCTTCGGCGGCTCGCTTGTGAGCTTAGGGGTATCGCTGATCAAAAGAGGCCAGCGTAATGGCTAAGGCTGTCGCAATAACATTGCCTTGGCCGGATAAGCTTTTGTGGCCGCGTTCCCGGCCTCATTGGGCCGTAAAGGCGCGAGTAACTTCTGTTGCCAAGGCGCTGGCATTCTATACCGCGAAAGCGAACAAGCCGACGCTTTATGGCTCTTCCGAGTTGGTCGTTAAAGTCGTCGGCAATGCGCCTAGCAAGCGCAGCTATGACGGCGACAATCTGCAAGCAGCTTGCAAGGCCTATTTCGATGGCATCGCTGCGGCCATCGGCATTGATGACAAGCATTGGCGCTTCGATGGCGTCACGAAAGGCGATCCTGTCAAAGGCGGGCAAGTCGTCATTATCATTGCGCCCATCGACCCGGAAGCCATGGCGAGGGCCGCATGAAGCTTTCGCATCAATCCATCCGCCACGACGGCAAGACCTGGACCGTAGGGCAACACGTCCGCATTCCATCGCTGGAATACAAAGGGCTTATCACAAGCCTATGGCCCGCTACGGGGACAAAGCCTGCTTTCGCCCATGTGAAACGCGAAGGCGACATTTATCCAAGGGCGGTCACTCTCGACAAGTTGGAGGCCCTATGAGCGATATCTCTCTAACGCCAAATCAGGCTCAAGCCTTTCGTGCCCTTTGCGCCGCTTCCCCAGGTTCGGTCCCTTCCGCTTCTTTGGTCGGCATAATGTCGCAAAGCGCGTTTTATGTGGCGATAGCAGGATTGCAGGCAATGTTCAGGGAACGCCGCTTGCCGATCATTATTGATCGAACGTCCTACGGCTTTCACGTCGCCGGGCGGATCGACGCTATTCATGCCGTTTATCACATGGCGACCGAGGCCGTAGTGGAAGAAGCCAAAGCCGACACGTTGTCCGCTAATCAGGACCGGATGGCTGAGTTTGTCTTGCCATTCGTCCGCGCCACGCCGTCAACAATGATCGGGCTGGGAGCGTGACCTTCCGCGAAGAATGGCTATCGGATGACGTGCGGCTAATCCTTGGCGATTGCAGGGAGGTGCTACCGACGCTCGGCAAGGTGGATGCGGTGGTGATGGACCCGCCCTATTGCAGCGGCGGTTTCAGTGAGGCTGCCAAGCAGGCCGCAAAAGGCATGGGCCTCCGCTCCGAGACTATCCGGGATAGTGGGTGGTTCGTCAATGACAACATGACATCAGCCGGGCTGTGCTGGCTAATGAGCCATATCGCAGGATGGTGTCGTCGCGCGCTCGTTAAAGGTGGCACGCTTACAGCCTTCACCGACTGGCGGATGGCGGGACCGCTCGCCCCGGCAATTGAAGCGGCGGGCTTCCGGTATCAAAACCTGATTGTATGGAAAAAGCCATCTGCCGGGCTCGGCTCAGGGTTTCGCGCGCAGCATGAACTGGCGCTGCACTTCTCAAACGGAACGCCAAGCTACTTTAGCGCGAGCCATGGCAACGTACTTAGCGCAGGTCGGGTACACCCTTCTGAGCGCGAGCACCAGACCGAAAAGCCGGTCGACCTAATTGTTTGCATTGTCGAAACAGTTAGCGACGTTGGCGGGGTTGTTCTCGACCCCTTCATGGGCAGCGGAACCACCGGAGTAGCCTGCGTCCAGCTAGGCCGCAAGTTCATCGGCATAGAGCTAGAGCCCGAGTATTTCGACATAGCCTGCCGTCGCATCTCTGACGAATTGCGCCGCCCCAGGTTGCCCCTTGATGAGCCAGAACGCAAGCAGGTGCAGGAGGCGCTAGCGATATGAGCGTTTCCGCCCTCATAGCTGATATGGTGCGCGCTGGCGTGTCTGCGGACATCATTGGACGCACTGCGGAGCTATTAGCGCAACGTGAGCCTGTTGCCCTGATTGATGAGCAAGCCGAGCGCCGTCGAGAGGCCGATAGGGAAAGAAAGCGTCTGCGGAAATCTGCGGAAATCTGCGGAATCCCTTCCCCCCTTTGCCCCCCCCTTGTTCCCCCCACACCCCCCTTGAATCCCCCCCCTATATCCCCCCATCCCCAAGCTGCTGCTGCTATCGCGGGCGATGCCATCGAAATTGCCGACAGGTGCATTGAGGCCCTTGGACCGGCAGCAAGCCCAATCAGCATCGGATTGCAATCGTCTTGCCCTGCCAGCCGATGGATTGCGGATGGCGCGGACTTGGAGGCCGATATCCTACCCGTCATGCGGCGGTACGCGGCAACGAAGCCCCCCGGCAGCATTCGAGCTTGGCAAGCATGGATGGGGCAAGACGTTGCGAACCACCGGGCCCGACGACTGCAGCCGTTGCCAGAGGGACGCGCCACCGGGCCTCCAGCGCGCCAAACCCGGACAACCGCCGCAGATTTCGCCGCCGAACTTGATGCCCTGACCCGAGGCCACCATGACCACGACAATTCCCGAGAGCCTAGCCCGCCTGTCCCGCGCCTGGCCTACAGCGCCGGTCACGGCTGAGGCCAAACTTGGCTATGCTGAGGCCTGCATGGGTTACGATCCTCGGGACGTGGCAGACGCCGTGCAGCGGTTTGTCAGGGGGCAGGTGCAGCGCGCCTATCCCGAATTGATGCCGCCACCTGCGGCTCTTGCGTTGGAAATCCGCAAGAGCCGGGATGCCCGCTTGGACGAAGAGGCCCGGAACAGACCGCGACTTGCGCCCCCTCCCCTGCCATCACGCGAAGAGATGGAAACCCGCAAGGAGTTCATTGCCCGCCTGCGGGCTGAAGGCGGCGGATTGGTCCTGAAGCGCATCCCAAGCGACCTTTACATCACGCCAGCGGAGCACGAGGCGGCGAAAGCCCGCGCTATCAAGGAAGCGATGGAAGCCCACAGGGCCGATATCATCCTTCGCGCTGCTGATGGTGATCCCGCCGCAATCGCAGAGTGGCGAGCGCAAAATGAAGCGGACGGCATTGCAGCGCGCAATATCGAGCAGAAGGATCAGGCCGCATGACAATCATTCAATTTCCTAGACGCGCCCAACGAGGCACAATTCTTAACAGCTATACTGCGCAAGAGGCATCGCAAAACATCATCAATGAGGCGTCATTGGGGGGCATTCCTGAGGAATGTTCAAACTTAATCACGGCGCACATCGAAAAAACCAAATGCCCCGGAAAGGTTTCTGATATATGGCAGGCCCTTTTGCTTGATGCGGCTATCAATAGCGAGTTGATCCTACCAAAAGATAATGAGGAAGAGCGGGCGCATGAACTTGTGATGGACGCTGCATCTTTCGTCTATTCAAGCATGGGCGGGTTTGGGGAGACGGTAGTTTATCCCAAATTGGTTGAATTACTGGAAATTGCAGTGACAAATATAATTATTCACGGGCAACAGACGCACGGCAACTGTTAGGAGATTAAAATGCAAGTGAAAATTCAAATGCTCGATCAGGGTGCGGTAGTTTATGGGAACCCCGAAGGCGCTTCAATGCGGCGGATTGGGGCATTCTCAACCGTTGAGGAAGCTGTGATGTTCGCACAAAACAAACTTCGTGAAATGGTTGAGAATTATCCTCAAATTCTTGCCGAACAAGAGCGCCGGCATAATGAAATGCGCGCCCGCATGGCAGGCTGGCGGGAAGCGCCGTAATGGGGAAAGCCAAGCGCAAGCACGCAATCGCCCTTCCTGAGCGGGAAGGCAATGGACGCCACAAGCGGCCTAGCCCCGCTGAATTGAAGCGGCTACAGAAGGAGGCCCTGCTTCGTGAAGCGCGCCGCGTGATTGGCACCGTCCTAGACCAGCCCCACCGCAGGGGAAACCGTGATCAGCTTTGCGAAAACGCGCTAGGCCGATTTGTTATCAACCGCAAGCTGGCGCGTGAGCTTTATGACGCGGGGCAGGAATATGCGGGCATCGTCTATCAGCACAAACGCCTCATGGGCCTGCCGGGAACCTATTCCAATGGCCCAGGTATGGGGCACAGTCATGATGACCCGGAAATAGCCCACAAGATTGAGCGCCTTCGCGTTCGGCAGCGTGACGCCTATTCGTGTATGAGGCCAAGCGACGCTGCGCCAACCCGCTGGCTGTGTGTCGAAGCCGGGCCGATGGACGATGTGAATCTGGACGATTTTATCCGATGCGAGCGGATAACCTATGGCCTTGCCGCCATCGCAAAACATTTCGGAATGAGGGGTTGACCGACCCGGCGAATCATGCCATGCGTCAGTTACCCACAATCGCATTATTGCGACTGAAAAGAGTTACGCCATGTTGGAGCGTGAAAACTTCCCAATCCTCATCGTTGCCGGGTTTCTTGTCGGAATTGTCACTTTATCGGCAATGACAGGGCAGCAAGGCTTTCGCGAGCCTTGCGCCTCTCACAAGATCACTGGCAAAAAAAATTGCCAGTAGGCCGCTGCATCACTGCGACTGGCGATATCCCTTCTTTCGTTCCGGCTTTTGTTTTTGCGCCGCTCCCAATGCGGCCATGACGGAATCGAGCTTGGCTTTCGCGTCTTGGCCTTCCGCCCGCGCATCCTGAATAGCCTCATCAATCGCGGCTTTCAGCGCTTCAAGCGCCCTTTCGATCTTTGTCATTGCATCTTCCCCTGTTTGACACGGGAAGGAAGCACAAGGCTTGGCCGGGCGCAAGCCGCTATTCAGGCGGAAGGCCCCACATATCGATGCACTTGCACGCCAGCTTGAAATGACGCGGGATTTTCGCATCGGGCTTTCGATACCGCTGGATCGTCAATGGCGAGCATCCTAGCGCAGCCGCAGCGCCACGGACGGTAAGACCATGGCGCTGCATCCAGGCGGCGAAGTCAGGGCCGGTCACTGGCCGGTTGCCTTTTGTTCAAACGTTGGTGCTGGCACAAATTCGGCTTGGCAATGCTGCACTGGGCGGGCAGCCAAATGAGTGACCGAGTAAGTTCCGTCATCATTCCTGTCGATGCGCGACCCTGATGATGTGCTAAACGGGCGGTCCAACTCGCGGCGGCACTCCTCAACAGCGGACTGCCAGTCGGGGAAATGATTGATTTGAGCGCGCATGTAGTGGGCCATTTTTCTCTCTCCTCTTGATGCTTGCGGGATGATCAGGCGGCAATCTTATAGCTGACAAGCGGCGGGTTAGTCACAGAGTTTCCGTTTGCGGTCAGAAGATAGATATCGCCGCTATCGAGCGTGACAATCGCTGCTGGCGAGCTGTCGTTTTTCCAAGTGTCAAGCGTGGCATGGTATCCAGCCGCAGAACACGCGGGTTTCGAATGAATGTAGTTTGCAATGGCAAACGGACTGCGGATGCTGACTTCCGTCCAGTTGGAATGACCGAAAACGTCTGACCACATATCGTTGCGCATTTTCTTTCTCCTGTCGATGATCAGGCGGCAAATGCAGAAAGCGGCATGGCAAAAAGCTCGTATTGATTGCGAGCGGCATATTCAGGCATCGGATAGCGAGCCAATACTTTCTGCCGATTGCAGTCGGTCGTAATTGTCAACTCGCCAGTCCATGGCATATCGCGGCTGATGCGCTTGTAGATGGCCCTGACAAAGCCGCCCGTTGTGCGCTCGAAACGAACGGGCTGGCCTTCAATAAACTGTTCAACCGTTGTCATTCCCGTCTCTCCTCTGTGCCTGCCTGGCAATCCTTTTGTGCCACATGTAGCACATAGCGTCAACAGGCAATGCGAAAATAATTCAAGAAAATGATCCGCCTTGATCCGCCCATCCCGGTTCGCACGCCACTAGGCGACGGCCACGCCTATTTCGTATCCAACCCCGGCAAGGGTCATCATCTTGAATGGACAGTCGCTCAGGATGAAACCGGCGAGTTTTGGACGTTCCCCAATCCCCAAGTCAGGCGTCAAACCTCAATCTCCGATGGATGGTTGAACGTGTCGCCTTGGCGAGAGGAAGACAAAGAAGCCTTCCCATGGTCCCCGGAGTTTCAGGAATAGCCAAGTGAGCGACGACGTATGCAAACGAAAGGTTTGTGCGGTGTTGGAAGAGCTTCCTGACGGCGCTGAAATTGTCCGCTCAACCGGGCCGGGCGGTGTGGAATATGTTTCGATCAAAATTGGCAATCTTTGTGTCGGTCATTTTACCAAACATTATGACGCCGTTGCCGATGAACAAAAATGGGAACGCATCATCGCGCCGTCCACAAAGGCGCTAGAGAACCGACTGCTAACAGAAACCAAAACAGATGAAAGACCATCTCTTTAAGCCCGGCCAGAGCGGCAACCCTAGCGGGCGTCCAAAGACCAACAAGCGCATTGTGGAGCTTGCCCAAGCGCAGACAGAAAGCGCCATCGCAACGCTTGTCGGCATTATGGAAGACAAGGGCGCAACGCCTGCCGCGCGAGTGTCCGCAGCCAGCACCATCCTTGATCGCGGCTGGGGCAGGCCACCGCAAGAAATCACGGGCGATGATGAGAATCCTTTGCATGTCGTCACTCAAGTTCTCTTGCGCGGCGTGAGGGCTGATGCAGACGCAAGCCGAGATACTGATACCTGACAAGCTCGTTCCCGTTTTCCAAGGGGAGGCTGACGTTAGGGCAAGTTTCGGCGGACGCGGTTCGGGAAAGACCCGGACATTCGCCAAAATGACCGCCGTGCGGGCTTATATGTGGGACATGGCGCTTCGCGAAGGAATTATCCTTTGTGGACGCCAGTTCATGAACAGCCTGGACGAAAGCTCGCTAGAGGAAGTGAAGGCTGCGATCCGATCCGAGCCATGGCTTGCCGAGGCTTTCGAGATTGGCGAGAAATACGTCAAGACGAAAAGCGGGCGCATCTCGTACAAGTTCACGGGCCTTGACCGGAACATCGATAGCGTCAAGTCAAAGGCGCGCATCCTGCTTTGTTGGGTTGACGAAGCGGAGCCTGTAACCGAGGGCGCGTGGCAAACGCTTATTCCGACGCTGCGTGAGGAAGATAGCGAGCTTTGGGTTACGTGGAACCCAAAGAGCAAAAAGAGCGCCACGCATAACCGCTTTCGGGCGACGAGCGATCCCCGCGTCAAGATCGCTGAAATCAACTGGCGAGACAACCCATGGTTTCCGGCCATTCTTGAACGGACGCGCATTCGTGACGAAGAGCAGCGCCCGGATCATTACCGGCACATATGGGAAGGCGACTTCGCTACCGTTGTGGAAGGCGCGTACTTCGCCCAGGCGATGAACAAGGCCAAAGCCGAAGGGCGGATTGGTCATGTAGCAGCCGATCCTCTAATGGCCATCCGGCTCTTTTGGGATTTGGGCGGGCGTGGTCAAAAGTCGGATGCAACCGCGATATGGGCAGCGCAGTTCATCGGCAAGGAAGTCCGCGTACTCGACTATTATGAAGCGGTAGGCCAGCCTCTTTCGGCGCATGTCGCTTGGCTCAAGGGCCATGGCTACGGGCCTGACAGGGCAAGCATATGGCTTCCGCATGATGGCGAGCCGATGAACCCGGTAGCTGATGCTAGCTGGCGCACGGCGCTTGAAGGCGTTGGATACGATGTGACCGTCATCCCCAATCAGGGCGCGGGCGCGGCAATGCAGCGGATTGAAGCCGTCCGCCGTCTGTTCCCCGCGATATGGTTTAACGCGGCCACGACGGAAGCCGGGCGGGACGCCTTGGGCTGGTATCACGAAAAGCGCGACGAAGAGCGCCAGATTGGCCTTGGTCCTAACCATGACTGGGCAAGCCATTGCGCGGATGCGTTCGGGCTTATGGCCGTTTCCTATGAAGAACCCCGGATCAAGAGAACCGAAAAACGTCGTCACGCTCCACAGGGCGGATGGCTAGGAGCCTGACACATTGGCGAAGAAACCGAAAAGCGCGGTCGCCTCAAAGGGCGATGGCGACGAAGCTGCATTTCTCGAAAAGATGCGCCTTCGCGCCCAGCGTGCGAGAGAAGCTGACAGGGACAATCGCAGCGAAGCAACCCGCGATATGGAGTTTCGCGTCGGCGTAGGGCAGTGGCCGAAAGAAGCGCTAGAGGCACGCCTTGCATCGGACCGTCCCGCCCTGACGATCAATAAGATACCGCAGTTCATCCGTCAGGTGACGGGCGACATTCGCCAGATGAAGCCTGCACTGAAAGCCTACGGTGTTGACGATAACGGCGACAAGGAGCGCGCTGAAGTTGTCACTTCCTTGCTGCGCTATATCGAGAACCGATCCGATGCGACCGACGCTTATTTCAGGGCCGTCGATAGCCAGGTGACGAGCGGGATCGGGCATTGGCGCGTCGATACAGAAGTTTGCGACGAAGACACGGGCGAACAAGATATTACGATCAGGACGGTTGACGATCAAATCAATGTCTTGTGGGACCCTGATACGGTCAAGGCGAACAAAGAGGATGCGCAGTTCTGTTTCGTCCCCGTCGATATGACGATGGACGCATTCAGGGAGAAATATCCGAATGCTTCCGCCGCAGGGTTTGATACGGCGGCTGATTATCGCGGATCAATGTCCGGTACTTCCGCCGATGGCGAATGGTGGTCGCATAACGACACGATCCGCATAGCCGAGTATTGGGAGCGCAAGGAATCCAAGGGCGGTGTAGAGGTATGGCGTTCGGTCGTTTCGCATTCCGAGACATTGGAGCCAGCGGAAAAGCGCCCCGGCAAATACATCCCGATCATCCCCGTCATTGGCGAAGAGATCAGGATCGGGCCTAGGGTCTATCGGCACGGGATGGTGCGCTTTTTGCGTGATCCGCAGCAGCGCTACAATTATTGGGTGACGGCTGAAACCGAGATAGTGGCGCTTCAACCCAAGTCGCCCTATCTTGTTACGGAAACACAGGTTGAAGATCACCTTGACCAATGGACGCGCGCCAATCAGGACAATCTGCCCTTCCTGACATACACGCCTGATGCGCAAGCGCCGCCCCCGCAGCGGGTACAGCCGCCCGTGTCATCGCAGGGCTTTTCAGAAGGCATTGCCCAGGCGGCGGAAGACATGAAAGCCGTGACGGGCATTTATGATGCTTCCCTTGGCCAGCGTTCCAATGAAACGAGCGGCAAGGCCATCATGGCGCGGCAGCGCGAAGGCGATGTCGGAACCTATGTTTATGTTGACAACTTTCTTCGGGCGATCAAGCACACGGGGCGGGTCATTCTCGATTTGATCCCGTCGATATATGACACCACGCGAACCCTCCGCATTATCGGGGAGGATGGTGCGGTTGATGAGATGAAAATCAATCAGCCGGTCGGCGCTGCGATAGAGGGTGAAGACGCGGCATATGACAATGATGTTCGCATTGGCAAGTACGATATCTTTGTTCAGGCTGGGCCGTCCTACACGACCAAACGTGAAGAAGCCCGCGAAGGCATGATGGCCTTTATTCAGGCATTCCCGCCAGCCGGGCCGATCATTGGCGACCTGATAGCGACTGCCCAGGATTGGCCGCACGCCGATAAGATTGCGGAGCGATTGAAGAGCCTCTTGCCACCCGCCATTGCGCAGAAGGAAGCGGAGGAAGAGGGCGCTAAGGATGGGATGCGGGCTCCGCAGCCGCAAGTCCCGCCACCGGAAGTTATAGCGCAAGAGGTTGCCGCGCGCGTGATGCAAGGTCTTGATGCGCAGGTAAAGCAAGCGGAAATCGCCACTAAATCCGCGCAGGCCCGCAAGGCGGAAGCCGACGCGAACAAAGCCGAACTTGAATTGCAGATGATGGTGATGCAGGCCACGCAACCGCAGCCGCAACCGCAGCCGATGCCAATGGAAGAGTCGCAGCCAGACCCGATGCAGGCTATCGAGCTTGAGGCGTACAAAGCCGCACGTCTTGGCGAAGTCAATCTTGCTCTTGAGGCCCGGCGCAAGCAGATGGACCGGGATGATTTGGTCGCATCAGGCTCTATGGAAGAAGGCGCGGACGGCAACTTGGCTCCGCAAGGAACGCAAGCAATGGCTCAGGTTCTTGATGCAGTCCAGACGTTGGCTCAACAGGTCCGCGACATTGTAATGGCGCAAAATGCGCCCAAGCGCATTGTCCGTGATCCGAAGACTGGCAAGGTTTCGGGCGTCGAAACTGTCGGATTAACGCAAAATATATCCAGACGTGTAGTCCGCGATCCGACGACAAATGAGATTGTCGGCGTCGAAACTGTGCAATGATGCTAGGAGCTAAATGACATGAGCGCCACTAACGCCTTTGAAACCAGTTTGCTTTCGCTGATTTTCAACAATGCAAACATTGCCAACATTGGCGATGCCACGGGCTTGCGAGGGTCAACCACGGCGGGTTCATTGTATGTGAGCTTGCATACGGCTGATCCGGGCGAAGCGGGCACGCAAACCACGTCAGAGGCTAACTACACCGGTTATGCGCGGGTGGCTGTCGCCCGATCCGGCGCGGGCTGGACCGTCTCTGGCAATGCCTTCTCGAATGCCGCCGCAGTGGCGTTCGGTCCATGCACGTCAGGTTCAAACACGATCACGCATTTCGGCATTGGCACCGATGCGAGCGGCACAGGCAATCTTCTGTTCAAGGGTGCGCTGACGGCATCTATTACCGTTACCAGCACATCAAACCAGACGCAGACTTTCGCGATTGGCCAGCTTAGCGGCACAGCGGACTAAGGAGCGAGATCGTGGCGACTCTTGAGCAATTAGACGCGCTCATTGTGGGCAATCCGCTATTGCGGCAAAGGTTCCGCGCCGCCCGGATCAAGGCGGCTTGGAATGTGGTCAATGAGAGTGCAGCGACGGCCAATCACGCGGCGCGCCTGACGTGGGCCAATAAAATACTTGGCGACTATGAAGCGGACTTGGACGAAGAATACCGCTGGTTGTGCAGCAATGCCACGGTCCAGTCCAATCCTTCGGCCACGACCGACAACGATCTTGAGTTCGTTGTTGCCTCCTTTCTGAACCAGTGGGCGGGGGTCTGATAAATGGCAATCGCAAGATGGGCAGCGCCCTCCGCCCGCATTACCATCGCCGCGACGGCGATCAACTCGCTGGCCAATGGGTCTGCCTCAGCCGCGATCACCTATGACAACAGCACCAATCGCGACCTGTACGCCATTGTCACGATCAAGCTGGGATCGATCACGCCAGCGGCTGGCGGATCGGTATCGCTTCGGGTGTACAGCGGCGACGGGACCGACACCCCGGACTTGAACGGCGGGGCTTTCGACACATACGTTGCGCCGCTGGCCACAGGCGCGTCCGCCAAGGTGGTGACGTTCCCGATGGTGCGGCTTTACCCCTTCCCCTTGCGCTTTCAGATCGTGAACAACGCGGGCGTCAGCACGGCCGCAAGCGGGAACGAACTCTACGTCCGCCCCTACAACGAGGAGATCACCTGATGCCGCGTGGTGTTTCTCGATATGATGAGGCAAAAATACAAGGCAGGCTTTGGGAACCTAAATCGTTGCCAATTAAGGCATGGTGGATAGCAGACCAACAAATAACCACATCTAGTGGAGCTGTGACGCAGTGGATTGATATTCTTGGTAATGCGGTGGCATCACAAGGGACTGATGCCAATAGGCCCAGATTGACTTCTATTAATAATAAACAGGCATTACTTTTTCGCGGGTCAGATGGCCTTGTTTTGTCTCCTAATTTGAGCAATCACCGTGGAGTGGCAATTGTATACAGGGATACTAGCACTGCATCTTGGAGCACATTTTTAGGCTCTGTTTATAACGGCACAACTGCGGCTTATCATGGAGCAACAACAAACGCTGCAATATTTGATGCACTTTATACCGCATCTGAAACGCGTAACGGAGTAAACCGGCGCAATGGCGTATCAATTGGAAACGGTTTATCAACTGCGCGCCCATCTCAAAATTGCGTACAAATTCATATCCCCACTGCATTGTTTACTGATCGCAATATAAGCACTATAGGTTACGATCCATTTAGTTTAGCACGAGCTATTACAGGTGCTATTGGTGAAATAATTGTTTTTTCTGGTGCTCTTAATAATTCACAGATCGAATTAGTTGAGGGTTATTTAGGATGGTCATGGGGATTGCAAGATTTACTACCCGCCGCGCACCCGTTTCGTAATCGCCCGCCGCTGATCGGAGACTGACATGCTGCGCGTCCGCGTTCCGCGCATTGCGCCTGCGGCGGGGGGCGGCAGTGCCGCAGCATCCGGCGCTACAAGCCTGTCATTCACCACGACAGGAACGCTTGCGGGTAATGCGGCTATCGTCGGCCCGACAAGCCTCACGCTTGCCACGACTGGCGCTCTTGCCGGGACGGCGGGGATTGTCGGTTCAACGAGCCTGATATTTGCCACCACTGGCACACTTGCAGGCCCTAGTGGCGTTTCAATTACGGGCTCAACCGCCCTGACCTTTACTACGGCGGGAACGCTCAGAGGCAACGCGCCAGCCAATGGCGCAACCGGGCTTACCTTTGCGACTTCGGGCGCATTGGCCGGGATGGCTGGCATCGTCGGAAGCACATCGCTTGCGTTCACGACAACCGGAACGCTCACGGGCGCGTCTCCCGGCGCTATTGTCGGCAGCACATCGCTGTCATTCGCCACGACCGGCACGCTTGCAGGGCAGGGGTCTATATCAGGCGCAACCGGGCTGGCGTTTACGGTAACCGGCACTATCGATGATGAAGCGGCGCAGCAAGCCTTTAGCGCAGGCGGCATTGCCCGGTCATCGTACCAGCTAATTCGGCGGATTGAACGCAAGCCGGACAAGGCCGCGATTGAGGCTATTCGGGAAGCCGCCGAGGCCGCCAGACAGGCGGAAGACGTTCAGGCTTTGGCCGCAATCGAGCGGTCCATTATTGAGGCCGCAGAGCGCGTGAGGGCGCGCGAAGTGAATACCAGATTGGAGCGGCAAGCCTCGGAAGCGGCGCTCGCCCCTATCGTGGCATTGCTTACTGAATTTGAAGAATTGAGGCGCGACCAAGAGGAAGCGGAAATCGCTATCTTGCTCGCGCTTTAACCCGTTCGCAAATGCTGGCGCATGAAGCGCTGGCGTTAGAGCGATGAACCGGACCCGTCCTTTCGAGGGCGGGTTTTTTGTTGGAACAATCATGACAGAGGATGACAACCTTAACGCTATTGCTGGCGAAGGCGCTGGCGAGAATGTTCAAACGTCTGAGGCGAAGGCGCAAGCTGTCGCTGATAAGGACGAGACGGCTCTTTCTGATGACAAGAGCGCAGAAAATGAAGGCGGGGAACCCGCTGGCGAAGACGCTGGCGAAAAACCCCGGAAGCAGTCAGGATCGGCCCGCAAGGCCGAACGCATCAGGGAATTGGAAGCCAAGGTTGCGGAACTTGAAAGCAGGGGCGTAAAGCCCGGCGATCAGGCCGCTATGCCAAAGCTCGAAGACTTCCCTGATTGGGATTCGCATCAAGCCGCGCTGATAAAATATGCGGCGCGGGAAGCGATCAAGGAAGCCGCAAAAGCGACAACCGACGAAGACTTGCAAGAGGCCCGTAAAAGCCTGTTTCAGGAGCAGTTGGACAGTCACAATTTGCGGATGGCCGAGGCGCGGCAGCGCATCCCCGATTACGACAAGGCGCTGGCCGAATACCGGGACAAGGGTAATCCAGCCCCTACCTTCGCCGTCGAAGCTATCGTTCTCGAAAGCGACAAATCTGAACTGCTTGCCTACCATTTTGCGACGCGGCCTGAATTGGTCCGGGAACTTAACCGGATGAACCCAATCGCCGCAGCGCGCCGCATTGGCCAGATCGAATCCCGTCTCTCCTACGCGCAACCCAAGAAGCAGACCGATGCACCCCCGCCCGTCTCAGGGCTCAGGGGCGGCGCTTCCCCATCGAAAGACCCTGCGACCATGGGCCATGACGAGTTCAAGGCCATGTTCGCGCGCAAGAAAGGATGATAGGCTATGCCTAATCAACAGCTTACTACCAGCATCATCACGAAGGCTGCGCTCGCCATTCTCGACAACGAGCTTGACGTTCTCGGCACTTTCTACCGTGCTATCGAGCCTGAATTTGAAAAGAAGGTGAATGGCTACGAAGCTGGCTCTACCGTCGACATTCGTCGCCCCGCCGACTTCACGGTTCGCAACACTATCGTATCGTCCGCACAGGACGCGATTGAGGGCAAGGTTCCGCTTACCATCGATCAGGTGCGCGGCGTGGACTTCTCTTTCACGTCAACCGAACTCACGCTAAGCATTGATGAACTTGGCGAGCGTGTTATCAAGCCCGCCGTGATCAACATTGTGAACGAGATTGCGCGCGACTGCATGGTCGAGGCGTATCGCGGGACGTACAACTTCGTTGGAACTGTTGGCCAAACGGTCAACTCGTTCAATGATTTTTCGCGCGCTCCAGAGCGTCTTGACGAAAACGCGGTTCCGACCAGTATGCGCTATGCCGTCCTCAACCCAGGGGATTATTGGGCCATGGTCGGTTCGCAGACTGCGCTCTTCGCTCCCGCCCTTGTCGGCTCGGCATGGCGTGACGGTGGTCTCGGCAACATCGGCGGTCTCGAAACGCTGATGACGCAGGTCATGCCGACGCACGTTGTCGGTGTGGCGACTGGCACGCCACTTGTCAACGGCGCTTCGCAGAACGTGACGTATGAAACGGCGCGCAACACATGGTCTCAGTCTCTCGTAACTGACGGCTGGACCAACTCTACCGCTAACATTCTTCGCGCTGGGGATATCTTCACCATTGCGGGCTGCTCCGCGGTTAACCCGAAGACGCGGGCGGTTCTCCCGTTCCTTCAGCAGTTTGTTGTGCTGGCGGATGCTACTTCGGGCGCGACGACCGGCCCTGCAACCCTGTCTATTAGCCCGCCGATCATCTCTTCCGGTCCTTACCAGACCGTAAGCGCGGCCCCGGCTGATAACGCGGCAATTACCGTGGTCGGCACGGGCGGCGCGTCCATTCGGCAGAACCTTGCATACCACAAGAACGCCTTCGCGCTTGCGATGGTGCCTATGGTTATGCCGCCCGGTTCTGTCGATGGCGCACGCGAGAGCAAGAACGGGATAAGCATTCGCATCATCCCGTACTATGATGGCGTGAACGACCGTTCGACGTATCGTATGGACGTTCTTTATGGACGCCGCCTGATCGATCCGCGTCTGACGACCCGCTTCGCCGGATCGCCGTAATCGTGATGGGGCGGGACTTCGGTTCCGCCCCATTCTTCTTTTTTGAGAGGCGAGCCAATGCCCAAAACCGTTGATCAGGTAAAGTTGCGGGCGCTTCAAATCCTTGGGGTGGCTTCTAGCGGGCAGTCCATCACAGCAGAGGATTCGGAGACCATTGACGTTGCGGCTACAGCGGAAAGATTGAATGCTGAGCGCACTATTGACCTAATTGGTTATGTTCAAGGGGATGATATCCCGGACGAAGTTTTTGTTCCTTTTGCGGAAGTTATCGCAAGGGATCATGCCGCAATTTATGGCGCGAGCCTTGCTGAAATGGAAGCGCTCGGAATGAAGGCGGAAGATCGTCTTTGCAAAATTGTGCGCCGCACGCGCCCCGTTGTTCAATCCAGAATCCCGAAGATCGTCGGATGGTAGCCGTTCCATTCCCCTCCCTTTCATCGCCCGGCAAGTTTGCCGAGAGCGGCGGGAGGTTGATCAATGCCTATCTGGAAAAGCTGGACGATGGACGCATTGCGCGCCGCCGCGTTCCGGGGTTGAAAACATTCGGAACCGCGCTTGCCAATGCCGGTTGCCGGGGGTTTCTGTTTGTATCAAACCAGCTTGTGGTGGCGATGAAGGACCGGCTCTATAGCGTCCAAATATCTGGAACAACCGTCACGTCAACCGATCTTGGCGTGCTGGGCGGGATGGGGACGGTGTTCTTCGCCCGGAACAATAAGCTACCCACGCCTGATATCGTCGCCGTCACCGAGGGGACGGCCTATGTCATCAGTCTCAGCACGGGCGCAAGCGCTTACCCTGATGTGGACGTGGGCTCGCCCAACAGCGTAATTTCCCAAGGCGGCTATTTCATCTTCACTTATGGCGATGGAAGGATGCGCCACACTGCGCTGAACGATACGGCAATCAATACGCTGGACAGCGCGTTTGCCGAAAGCCGCCCGGATGGACTGTTGCGGGTAGTGAACTATCGCGGCGACATTCTGGCGATGGGGACAACCTCAATTGAGATTTGGCGCAACACGGCCAATGCAACCGGGTTTGTCTATTCCTACACTGACACAATTGAAGTTGGCTTGGCTACGGCCAATGCCGTGTCTGGCAATGAGCCGGGCTTTTCGGATTACGGTCCCCGATGGCTAGGCGATGATGGCGTTGTATATACACTGGACGGCTATCAGAAGCGCCGGATATCGACGCACGCCATTGAGCGCGAGATTGCCGCCGTAGTGGACAAAACGAAATTCGAGGCGCTGTCCTATATCCACAACGGTCATCCTTGCTGGGCGCTGTCCTGTGACGAATGGACGTGGGAACACGATATCACAACCGGGGTTTGGTACGAGCGCCAGAGCCATCAGGAGGCGCGCTGGCGCGTTCGCGCGACATGCCGGGCATTCAACCGTTGGATAGCCGGGGACGCCATCACGGGGCAGCTATACGAGATTGACGCGTTGACGAAGACAGAGGGTGCATCGCCGCTGGTTGCCACCATCATCAGCGCCACCATGTCTCCCTTCCCTACCCGTGCGAGATGGAAGCAGCTTGATCTTGATATCATGGCTGGCGTCGGTCTGGCGACGGGCGCTGACCCCATTGCAACGGCCCCGCGCGTTGCCGTTTCGTGGTCGCTTGACGGCGGGGTTTCCTTCGGAAACTCGCTGCAACGCGAGATCGGGCGTCAGGGTCAATATACGGAAGAGGTGAAGATTAGTAACCTGGGCATTGTCTCCAATCGCGGGGCGCAAACTCGGATTGATATTTCCGATCCGGTCGATTTCACTCTGTTTGGCGGCGATGCTGCTTTTGAGAGATTGGCAAGCTGATGCCCAAAAGAATTGCGCCTATTCCGGCTTCGACAAACAGCCCGATCATGCGGACGACGGCGAGCTATGATCCGAATTTCTATGCCTATTTGAAATCGCTGGAAGCCGTCGTTGTTGAATTGCAGAAAAATCTCGAAACCAACCGCGTTGCGGTCAATGAGACAAGGGCCAGCCCGGCCACTGTCTTTCCGCCTATAGCGCCTTTCTAGGAGATCATCACATGGCATCGGCAAAAGGCGCGCGCAACGCTGCGATTTGGGGCACAAACCAGATTCAGCAAGGCGAACAGCGCACGCTTGGCGAGTTGGCGCAGGGCTATGAAGCCGCGAAGGGCTCCCTCAATCAGGCTCAGGATTTCTACAAGCCGTATGCGCAGCGGTACGATGCCGGGTCACAGATGTATTCAAACGCGCTCGGGCTTGGCGGCGCGGATGGCAATGCGCAGGCCATGGGCGCGTTTCAGGCCGGGCCGGGCTATGATTTCCAGATGCAACAGGGCCTTGAAGGCTTGATGCGCAAGCGCGCTGCGGGCGGGATGCTGAACAGCGGGAATGCCGATGCTGATACTTTGCGCTTTTCGCAGGGCCTTGCGGATCAATCATGGAACAGTTGGCTTGACCGGCTAATGGGGCAGGATCAGCGCGGGCTTGCCACGGCGGGCGCGCAAGCTGGCGTTGCGGGGCAACAGGCCGGGCTTGCCACGAATTATTACGGCAATCGCGCGGGCATCATCAATGACAATGTGAACAGCATTGCGGGCCTCGGCATTGGCGCTCTAAAAGCGGGCGATGCTGCGAAGGCCGCGAACCAACAGGCGCTTATGGGCGGTCTGTCGCTTGGCGCGCAACTCCTTGGCGGCGGCATGGGCGGCGGCTTTACTAGCTTGTTCGGTGGTGGCGGCGCGCGCAGCACGCCAACAATCTATTGAGGATATCACATGCCGCTTCGCATCGCTGATCTCACGACCGATTATGGCAATATCGGCCCGCAGATTGCCAATCTTGGCAATCAGTTTTTTGCCGGGTTCAATAACGCCCGCAAGATGGGGATGGACCAGCAGCGCCAGCAAACTCTTGCAGGATTGGCTGAAAGCTTCAAGCAGGGTCAAGACCCGGACTGGCGGGGCGCGGCTCAAAAGCTGATGAGCGCTGGCGATGTCGAGGGTGGCCTTGGAATGCTCAAGCTGGGCGAGGCCGTGAAGCAGCGCCGTGATACGCAGGCAGGACAGCAGCGGACTGAATCAATGTTGTTCGGCGGCGGTATGGGCGGCGGACAACCGCCGCGTCCGATGTCATCCGGCTCGCCTATGGCCGAAAGTTCAATGCCCAGCAATGCGGCGGTTTTCCCAACCCCGGAAGAGGGGCGCGGCGTTATCAGCTACAATCTGGCTAATGCGACCCGCAATCGTCCGCTTGCTCCGCAACTCGCCACCAATATCGAACAGGCGGTTTCCGAGGTTTACGGCCCCGGCTACAAGGTCCAGGTTTATTCCGGTGGCCAAGGCGGGGTTGACGAAGGCGGGCCGCGCGTCGGCTCTACCCGTCATGATCACGGCAACGCGGGCGACGTGTATATCATCGGGCCTGACGGGCAGAAGGTGACGGGCGACCGGCTGGCTCCGCTGGCGCAATATTGGCAGGCCAAGGGCCTTGGCGGCACTGGCCTTGAAATGGCGAGCGGTGGCATTCACCTTGACGGCGACAGGCGCGGCGGCGCTTGGAACTATGCCGATCAGGGCGGGCGCTACACCCCGGCACAGGCTGCGGCGGTTGAGCAAGGTCAAGCGGGCGTTATGCCGACAATGGCGCAGCGGTCCATGACGGCTTATGCTGGCGTTCCTAGGCCAATGACGGCCCCTGACGGAACGCCTATCGTCAATGCACAGGCAAGCCAGCCGCAGCCCGCGCAAGCGCCTCGCCAAGCGCCGCAGCGCGCAACGTCATCCCTTCCGCCTGATGATCCGTTCCCCAATGCCACCAATCAGCAGCTTATGGCGGCGATGGGCGATGCCAAATGGGGCGATGCTGCAAAGATGGCTTTGCAGAAGCGCTATCAGTACGCCGAAAGAATGGACGCCCGCAACGCGCCTACGGAAGCGCAGAAAAATTACGAGGCGGCAAGGCGCGACGGATTCCAAGGGACGTTTTTCGAGTATCAGCGGGCCATGCGTGAAAAGGAAGTCGTCTCAGGCGAAAGCGAAGAAAACAGAGCTATTGGCAAAAAATCCGGCGAAGCTATTGCCGCAATGGCTGAAGCGGCGGGCAGTGCGCCGAACAACCTTTCTCGGCTGTCTCGTATTTCGACCATGATGGAACAGATAGGGACCGGCAAACTTACGCCAAGCCGCATGACGGCAGCACAATGGGGCCGCGCTCTTGGCGTCTCTGATGACACGCTTAAAGGCATCGGCCTAGACCCGCGCCAAGCGGCGACAGGCGAGGCATTGCAGGCAATGATAAATCAGCTCGTGGTCGGGCAAATCGGCGCGGGCGGCTTTCCTGCAAACAACTTTTCGGATGCTGACAGGGCATTCCTTGTGCAAACCATGCCGGAACTTTCCAAAGACCCGCGCGCAAACGAAATTGTCATCGAAGCGCTCCGCAGGACAGAACAGAGCAAGGTCGATAAAGCCAAGGCGTATCGCGAATGGAAACAGGCCAATCCAAAATCGACGTTCTTTGATTTCGAGACGGAATGGTCCGACAAGCAGGCCAGCGTTAACAAAATGGACGACCTTGCCGCGCGTGCGAGCCAGCTTATACAGGGCGGCAATCCGCAGATGCCAGAAGCAAACAAGATTGGGGCGTCAGTTGCTCCACAGGTCGGAACAGTTTCCAAAGGGTATCGCTTTAAGGGTGGCGACCCGGCTAATCAGGCTTCATGGGAGAAGGTCAACTGATGGCCGGACCTTGGGAAGATTATCAGAAAGCGCCAGCCACACAAAACGGGCCGTGGGCTGACTATGCGCCAGCAAAGCCTTCCGTCGCAACGGATGTTGCGAAGGCCGTTCCATCCGGCTTGGCAAAAGGCGTCATTGGTCTAGCTGGATTGCCAGGCGCAATAGAGGACGGGACCAACTGGCTCACACGTCAGACCGTGGGCCGCGTTGGCAATGCTATTCGCGGGGAAGGGTTCACCGCTCCCACATTTGCCGATATCGAACAGCGCCGCGCTGCGGCAGGGCTTGGCTCGCAAAAGGCATTGCCATCCGCCGATACCATCCGCCAATCGGTTGAACAAAACATCACCGGCCCGCTTTACGAGCCTCAGACTGTGCCCGGTCAATATGCCGGGACCGTAGCTGAATTTCTTCCAAGCATGGCTCTGCCGGGCGGCACTATGGGGCAACGCGCCGCCATGGCCGTAGTCCCCGCGCTTGCCAGCGAAACCGCTGGACAGGCCACAAAGGGGACGCCCGCCGAACCTTACGCCCGTGCTAGCGCTGGCATTGTCGCAGGGCTCGGGACGGCAGGCGCGCAAGCCGTGGGAAGACAGCCGGTCAATCGCGTTTTGCGCGAGGCATCCGGGCCTAGCCTTAACCGTCAGGCGGTCGAGAGTGCCGCTACCTTGATAGATGATGCCGCAGCCCGTGGGATAACTCTCACATGGGATGAAGCGCTTAATCAGGCGACGGGCGGCGCGGTCAATCTTTCCGCCGTCAGGCAGGGCGCGCAAGGCAATGCTCAAGGTGGCATCGCGCTTACCGAGGCCATGGCGCAAAGGCCAGGTCAGATTGATGCAGCGGCCCGGCAGCAGTTCGGGCAAGTTGCGCCGCAGACCAATGCGCCATCATCTATTGGTCGGGCTGTCGGAACCGCTGCGGAAGATAGCATCGATGGCGTTCGGCAAAACATCAACCGGGTCAGTGAGCCATACTATTCCGCTTCCGAAACGGTTCTCTTGTCGCCGCCCGAAATGGCAAAGGTCCGGGCGCTCCCCGGATACAAGGAAGCGGCTGACGCGGTACGTAGCGACCCGCAACTTATGCGGAACATCCAGGGCCTTCCCGAAAATAGCGTCGGCTTTTTGAATCAGGTCAAAATCCAGCTTGACACTATGGGGAAGAACGCAGCGGGGAAATTTAACCCGGAGCGGAACCAGACCGTGGCAAGTGGGCTAGGGTCTGATGCCGCAGCCGTCCGGCAAGCCGCCGTTGATGCCTCGCCTGAATATGCACAGGCGCTCGCAATCCAACAGGCTGGGCGAGAAAAGGTGTTGCAACCCATCCTTGACGGCCCGCTCGGTAAACTGGCGAACAAGGACCAAACTACGCGAGACGCCATAAACGCTTTGTTCCCGAAGAGCCCGATTGCCGGGACTGCGGATGAAGTAGGGCGGGCAACCGCAGCCTTGGCGCAAAAGAACCCGCTCGCCGCTCGCCAGCTTGTCCGCGCCCATGCTGAGACGGTATTCAACGAGACAACGCGCGATCTTGTGGCCGGGGCAAACCAATTCGGCGGCGCTAAATTCGCCGTGGCGATCAAGGGGAACAAGCAACAGGCGGAGAACCTTGAGGCATCCGTTAAGGCGCTCCCAAATGGCGATCAAGTCTGGACCGGGTTTAACCGCTTTCTGGAGGTGTTGGAAGCCACCGGAAAGCGGCCCGCAGTCGGCTCAAACACTGCCGAAAAGCTGGCAATGCAAAAGGAATTGCAGACGGGTGGGTTTGTTGGCGAAACCGCAAACGCCATCAGCACGGGTGGTCTGACAATCCCGCGCCGGTTGCGCGATTGGTATCAGCAAATGCAGGGCGGGAAGAACTCAGCGAAGCTTGCGGATATTCTGCTTGATCCGAAGTCGGTCAACATCTTTCGCGCTCTCGCCAGTGAGAAGACGGGCATCCCCGCTTCCGTCGCCCTCGCTACCCGTTTGACCTACATGGGAGAACGGGCGGGGTCTAAGCCAAATGGCAATCCGCCCGCAAAGTGACGACAAAAACGCAGTCGCGGCCCACGTGACTATAATCATGACGAAAAACACCGGGAAAATCATCTTCGGCCCTTCGTCATAGGCGGCAAAAGCCGTCACTGAAACGATCACGCTGCCCTGAAGCAGCATTATCAAAAGCTGAGCCATCTCACCTCACAACCCGCCCCAACAGGCGGGTTTTTCATGCGGAAAACACATGTCCACTTCACTATCCCGTCTTTCCAATCAGATAGAAGAACCAGGGGCGAAGGCGTACCATTACATCCCCGCGACGACAACGCCGCTCGTGGTGTTTCAAGACCCATTTGCGACGACGCCTCATCCTTTTCCGATTTCAGCGGACTCGACCGGCAGATTCCCTGCCATATACGTACCCTATGGCACATACAAAGAACGGGTAACGCGCGCCTCGGGCGTTGTCCTTTACGAAAACGATCAAATCCCCAACCCCGCGCCCGTCACCATTACAAGCGGCGTATCTCCCGCTGAACAGCTTATCACCACGGGCGATATCAAATTCCGCATGATGGCCGGTTCGCTTGCCGGGTTTGTCCGGTTGAACGGGCGCACGATTGGCAGTGGCGCATCTGGCGCAACGGAAAGGGCGAATGATGATACGAACGCGCTCTTCGCCGCCTTGTGGGCTGCGCTTGCCAATGCGGAGGCGGCGGTAAGCGGCGGGCGCGGCGCATCGGCTGCGGCGGATTGGGCTGCGGGCAAGACGCTGACGCTTCCCGACTGGCGGCGCTCCGGGCCTCTCGGCCTTTACGGCATGGGCAATACCGCGCTCACGCCGAATGCGAAGGCCACGATTCCGAGCGGGAAATCCGACACGCCCGGCGCGGCAGTCGGCGCGGAAGTCCATACCATCACGACGGCGGAACTGGCGGCGCACCCTCACACAGCGTCATCAGTCGTCATCGATCCAGGTCACAGCCATACAGTGCAGGGCGCAACAAACGGATCGGCAGGGCCGGGCGTTATTTTTGCAAGCGAAGCCACCCGCACAACGTCAACCGCCACAACCGGCATCACGGTTGCCACAACGGTTAATTCCGCTGGCGGTGGCGAGGCTCATAACAACCTTCCACCTGCAATTCTCGGAACATGGTTCATCAAGCTATGAGCATCAATTTTACCCCTACGTCTACTGCGCAGGACTGGCGCGATGCTGTCGATTGCGTGATCGACGGGACAAACGAAACCTATGATCTCGCAGGCTCTTTGGTCGAGATGGAATTGCGTGATCAGATCGGCAACGTCGGCATTATCGCAAGCACTGCCGATGGCCGAATTACCATCACGGCTGACGGCTTCGCCTTCGTCATTCCCGCCTCTGCGATGCGCAATCTTATCGCCGGAACTTACGCGGTGTATGGACGCATAACATTCCCCGGTGGCGAAGTCGCACAGCCCTTTATTTCAAACATTTCCATCCTTGAAGGAGGCTACCGTTGAGTACTCCCGCCCTGCGCTTGCGCGTTTCCCCGCGATTGCCGATCAAAGTCACGGCTGATGCCGGGCTTGCCGCTTCAATTTCCCAAAACACCCTCACCATCAGAAATGATTGGGCCAGCATTGCCGAGACATCTCCCCCGTCACTGACGAATTACTCCCGGCTTGTGTATAATGAAACGCTCGGCACCTATGAGCGAATATCCGAGCTAACCACCTTTGCAGGCGGTACGCTCACCACTGCGCTGAACGAGGCCGCGCCCGTCACGTTGGCCTCCGCTTCTGTCGTCAATATCGGCGCTGCCAATGCAAACACGATTACCATTACAGGGGTAACGGCCATCACGGGGTTTGACACAATCACCGCAGGCGCGGTTCGTAGGCTGATATTCGCCAGCGCATTAACGCTCACTCACAATGGAACATCGCTGATCTTGCCCACGGGTGCAGATATCACCACGGCGGCGGGTGATGCGTTCGTATTCCTGTCTCTTGGTTCGGGCAACTGGCGGTGCATCGATTATCAACTTGCATCGGGCGCGGCACTAGCCCTGAGTATTCCAGATAATTCGATCACATCGGCAAAAGTGGCCGACAACGCGATCACACCGGCAAAGGTCAACGACGGTGCGATCACATCGGCAAAAGTGGCCGACAACGCGATCACATCGGCAAAAGTGGCCGACAACGCGATCACACCGGCGAAGCTTTCGTCCAGCGCGCTTTCTATCGCCCGAACGCAAAACCGCGTAATCAACGGCGCAATGCAGCACAGCCAGGAGAGAGGGAATGCTCTTGTCGATGTGACGACAGGCGTGGCTTATGTCGTTGACCAATGGCGGGCGCTTTTGTCCACAACGCCGGGCGGGACATTGAGGGCGCAGCGCGTCCAGTCTGTAACGCCCGCTGGCGCACTGAACAGGTTGCGGTTCACGGTGCAGGTGGCCGATGCCAGTATTGCGGCGGGTGATTTTTACGCCATAAGCCAACCAATCGAAGGCAGCATGGTCGCGGATGCGCTGTTTGGTTCGGCATCAGCGCGGACTATCATCGTCAGACTGGGCGTCAGCTCCAGCCAAGCGGGCACGTATACCGTGGCGCTTCGCAACGGTGCCTCAAACCGTTCATGGCTCGGCAGCATCACCATTGCTCCCGGCGAGATCAACATTGATCTGGTTCGCACGGTGGTCCTCACCGGCGATACGACCGGAACGTGGCTTACCGATACCGGGCTAGGCATGGACCTGTCGATCTGTCTTGCGGCGGGCTCAACATTTCAAGGCGCGGCGGGATGGTCGGCTGGCAACTTCCTCGCGACATCTTCTCAGACTAATTTCATGGCAACTGGCGGCGCGACTTTCGAGCTGTTCGATGTCGGGCATTACGTTGACGTTAACGCTGTCGGAATTGCCCCGACTTATGAAGTTCCGAGGTTTGACGATGATTTGCGGCTCTGCCGCCGTTACTGGAAAAACTTGCGGGCGGCGGTTCAATCCTCGTTTTCTATGACCATCGTCCATGACCCGCAGCTAGTCAGTGTTCCCGCCGTTTCAGGCGGCGGGGCGGGGTTTGCATTGACGTGGAATTTTACGAACTCGTGTGGTTTCTCGCAAACGACAGCCGCGCAACAAGATTTAGTCTTTAATTCTAGGTACTGACC